GTGTTGTTTCTGTCCGACAGAAAGCTCAGAACGATTTTTTGATTGATTGTTATTCATTTTTAGATTAGATCTCTAAGATTTAGCGTATCTTTGATCAAGCATAACGCAGGGTGTAAAACTGTGTAAAATAACAATTTGGTTGAAGAGTGGGTTGGTTAGCGCCTCCCACATCAAGATTCTCCAGGATCTCACGCCCAACAACTATATGTTGGCTCTTATTATTCGTTACGATATGTAAACTTTATGCCATCTGTATCCCTATCAAACAGCAATTCAGTAACTACATTATCGTAACTTTTATTAACTTTCATAAATTCTTTTTTAAGTTCGTCTATGAAATGTTTAGGAAAGTCATATCTGGACAAAATATCATATTCCGTCAACTCATTAGGCGTAATTTTTGATAGTTTGTATTTATGTTCTTCCCATTTAATCACCACAGCTTTTTCATGCCTTGTCATCAGCATTATAGGGTCAAAAAACTGTTGAAATACTGGCAACTCAAAGAGGTGTTGGAAACCCAAACAAACCCCTCGTAATAAGGATTTGGGTTTCACTCGCAAAGGAGGGCGGACAAAATACCCAAATTTGGAAATCAATTTCCCAACTTTAGGAACAAAACAAGTCCCCTCTACGCACCTTATAGGCACGCTGGAACAAAACTCTGACTCCCGCAAGTGTTGCCGGTATTTACTGATAGATTTAAATCCAAGTTGGAGCATCAGTCTCCAACTTATTGGATTACCACCATGCAGTAACAAATTGTCATCCCCATTCACCAACATTTTCAATTGATGAGACTTCATCACTTCTGAAACAGAAGTGTTAGTTTGTTGACAATAAACAAACACATGTAACAATCCGTTTATGACTGAATTGAACAAGGACGTGTAGGGGTCACCAGATTTCCGAGTGCCAGGCACTTGGTATTTCCATCCATTACTGGTGTAACCATGTGTTGAAATATTGGCTGTCATTAAATCTACAACCGCTTTGGGTGCCCTAAACTGTTGGGCTATCCAAACTTCCAATTTACATAGGTCCACACCCAGAGAGGAATCCCAGGCAGACACATCATCTTCTAAAATATTGCCACCCGTGCTAACATAATTACCCATTTCCAAGGCTGAACTACCACAAACATAGAATATCACGCTGGAGCGGTTCCAATGTTGTTTGAAGTGGCGTTGCAGGCGAGAAAACCATGGTCCAACCAATGCTATAAACTGTGGTTGTGCCCCTTGTATCAATCTAGGAGCTTTCCGTAGGATCCCGCATTTACCTTGGTAACTAAGATTTTCTTCCTTTACAAAAGCTTTCCTAGTGGTGTATTTATGCAGCATTCGGTGGTTGAGGGAAGAATTGTAATTCACCCCCTCACAATACAGTTGCTCATAAGCCTTCAGGATGGACTTTTTCACAGAAGGTTGAGCATTACTATTTCGTAAATATGTGTTAATATCGTCACTACGTATCCTACGAACAGGAATCAATTTATGAAAATTGTGTTTAACGAACGACACAAAGTCTTTCATGACAGTAGCATCCACAACAGGGGTTTGTTTGAGGACCCTCTGGTACAGAGCTTGTTGTTCATTTAACACATTATTGTTATAAAATATAGGACGGTATGGTCCGGTGTCACGAAAAGCTGAATATTGGACAGAAGCTATTTTATCTGTTTCTTGGGCTTTCCTGGCACCTTTGTAGGATAATTTGGCCCCTGCCTTTATAGACATTGGGGCCAATAACCTAGAGGTCAAGCTACCATGTGTGGGAATATCAAACCACTTGTTACCGCCGCCGGTACCAGTGTTTTATGACCCCACCAATGATGCTCAACAGACCTGTTACACATATAACTGTTTTCAAAACAGTGGCTACTTCTACACTAGGCAAAGTGTAGTACTGCGCATGTGCCACTAAGTC